AGACAAGCACAAAGCGCCATTACTTTGCGTGTAAGAAACGAAGAAGATATTAAGCAAGCATTACGCTACTCTATGCTTTTGGTTGGCTTACGAGGTAGCAATCTCCCAACTGAAGAAGAAAAGTTTGTATTAACCAATTTCGTTAAGTCTAATTTTGGTAATAATACTTGCGAGGAAATAAAACTTGCTTTTGAAATGGCAGTGGCTGGCAAGCTAAATATCGATTCTAAATGCTATGAGAATTTCTCATGTGAATACTTTGGTAGAATTATGAGTGCTTACCTTGAGTATGCAAGACAAGAGATTAAAAACTTACCTAAACCAATAGAGCCAGTGAAAGAAAAACCAAGTGACCAAGAATTAAAGAAGCAAGCGATTGATACTGCTAACGAATATGCAAATCAAATAAGATACTGCGAGAAGAACGATAAGAAATTTACGTTTATTGCTGGAGGTTTGTCAATTTTATTCGATTACCTTGAACAATTTAAGATTCCAACAATATCAAAAGAAGAACGAATCGAACTTTGGAATAAATATTCTAACATTCAGGACATTGAAGAAAGGAAAATGCATTGCAAAACTCAAGGGTATATTAAATTTATCAATTCTTTAGTTACATTTGATTGTCATATCGATAATGATGGAACTATTAAACCAAACGAATAATGAAAAAAGTCTTAATAGCTTGCGAAGAAAGCCAAGCAGTTACCATAGCATTTAGGAGATTAGGCTTTGAAGCATTTAGTTGTGATATATTACCATCTACTGGCGGACATCCTGAATGGCATTATCAGCAAGATGTATTTGAAGTAATAAATAAAGGTTGGGATTTAATGATTGCTCATCCTCCTTGTACTTATCTTTCAGTCAGTGGAGCAAAGCACCTTTACAATAAAGATGGCAGTCCTAACGAAGAAAGATATAATAATCAAAGACAGGCTTTACTTTTTGTTAAACAATTAATGGATGCCAATATAAAGCATATTGCAATTGAAAATCCAATTAGCGTAATATCGACTAAATTATGCAAGCCTGACCAAATAGTACAACCTTATTGGTTTGGAGATTCAGCAAGCAAAAGCACTTGTTTGTGGCTAAAAAATCTTCCTAAATTAGAGCCAACTGATATGGTCGACAAAGGACAGTTTAAAGAATGGATTGGTAAGAATGGTAAAACAAAAAAACAACCGATGTGGTATTATGAAGCATTGACAAAAGCAAAGACTACTGAAGAGCGTAGAGGATTAAGAAGTAAAACATTTCAAGGCATAGCAGATGCGATGGCTAATCAATGGGGAAACTATATTTTAAACCAATAATAAAAATGAAAAGAAAACTAATTTATGGAACTGCGCTGGCATTAATTTGCTATGCTTATTATTATGCGATTAAAAATAATCAGACAATACAAAAAAAATCAGAGCCAAAGTGGGTATTCGGAATTTCCGAATCTGAGGATATTTACACTGATACGATTGATTTAAGGTTATACACAAGTCACGGAAGATTAAAATATAATAGTAATGAGCAATAAGAAAATTTATTTTAATTATAATGATAAAGTATATGATAGTAAATATGGTATTGGTATTATTGTACATACTGAAAAAGATAATGATAATACTTGCGTAGTAAAATTTGAAAATTGTAATAAATATTATTATGAAATAAAATATAGTAAATTAAAAAAATTTAAACAAAAAGACAATGAAAATAAATAAAGAAGAATTACATTGGTTATTAATGGAATGGGCTGAAAGAGTTGCAGATGAAAGCAATTATAATATTAAATTTACAACTGAGGAAATAGTAAACTCAATATGTTTTATTTTAGAAAGCAATCCACAATTAATTAAACAAGAAAATGATAACTAAAAAAACAAAGTTAAGCCTGGAAACTGACGGCAAGATTATTTCGGTCGAGTTTGACCACATGGATGTTGACTTGGATGATTACTTCCAGGCTCTTAAAACTTTAGTGATAGGGGCAACGTTTACCGAAACTCAATTTGAGCATTGGATAATTGATGAAGCTGAAGTGATTGGAGAATATCTGCATAACATTAAAGATAATTGACAAAAAGCATAAAAATTGTAAAATGAGAAACGAACACGAGCATAAACTCCAGGTTTCAATTTGCAAGTGGCTAGACTGGACTCAAGACTTTTACTATTATGCTATTCCAAACGGAGGCGCAAGGCATAGGCTGGTTGCTATCAAATTAAAAATGGAAGGCGCAAAGGCTGGAGTGGCTGATATGTTTTGGATGGTTTCAAATAAGAAGTGGAAAGGATTATTTGTTGAGGTTAAAATTGAGAAAGGAACTCAGCAACCAAACCAAAAAGCATTTGAGCAGATAGCAATTAATCATGGTTATTATTATGCGATTGTTAGGTCTATTGAAGACTGCGAGAGTTTGATTCGAAGATTTAGATTAGATGAGATTTGAAGGATAATTATCTAAATGCAATTAAATGGATTACAATGAGATTACAACGACCTACGATTCAAGTAGTTATCGAGTGCGCTACCTATCACGATTTAAATTATAGCCTTGAAATAAACCTAAATAGAATCAAAATGGAAAGCGGTGCTTCATATCCAGCTTACCGACAAACAAAAAAAATCAAGGATTATTTGGAAAAGCACGGATTATAATGTAAACTTTGCGTATGGAAAAGATTAATTATCAAGGAGTTATAAAAGAAGAGGTCAATCACCCTGAACATTATCAGGGAAATGGCATTGAGGTCATTGACATAATTGATGCTTTCGACCTTAATTTTAATCTCGGCAATTCAATTAAGTACATACTGCGAGCTGACAAGAAAGGATTTAAAAAGAAAGATTTGAGTAAAGCGGTTTGGTATTTGAATCGTGAATTAGAAAAGTGGAAAGGTTAATTTGGGAAGCCATTGCGGTAGGAATTATCGAAGTGGCTTTTATCGTTTATTTTATTTTTGAGATAATCAGAAAATCAAAGGAATGACCAGGTCGCAAATCATTGAGGAACTTTATAATTCAAAGGAGATTAAACAAGCCTTGATGAAAATGCACCCAGCAAATCTGCGAGAAGAACTCAAGCAAGAAATGTTCGTAAATCTTTGCTCAATAACCGAAGATAAATTTTGGTCGATTTATAATAACAACGGAAGCAACGGCTTGAAGTTTTGGCTTGTAAGATGTATGCTTAATATGATTTATAGTACTGGAATGAATCAGCCATTCTTCAGGCACTTTAGAGCCAAGTACGAATCGATTGATGGCTTAGAAGAATTAGTGCATATTGAGGATGAATCTAAGGATTATAAAGAAAAGCTATTTAATCGGGTAGAGGTAGCGAGAAAAGAGTTAAGTTGGTACGAAGATATGCTTCTCGATACTTATGTCGAATTAAATTTTAATCAAACTGAGATTTCGAGAAAGACTGGCATTCCGTATATGTCCATTGTGAAAACGATTTCAAACATTAAAAAGAAAATAAGGGATGAAGCCTGATGAGAAAGCAAATAGTATTCTTTTAAATTCTTTGTACTTTTGTGGAAATAAGGTATTCGCTAAAGAACTTGGATTGTATATCTGCGAGTTAATACTTCAGCAAAAACTAAAGGCAGATGACCATGCATATTGGAGTTTAGTTAAGGATGAAATTTACCAAACAAACAAATGATAACTATAATCGCAGCCGTTTCTTTTGCAGTATTTTTTACGATGACAAATCTTTATCAGTCATTCGGATTAAACTTTAAGCCATTTAGTTGTACTCCTTGTCTTAGCACCTGGAGTGCTATCGTTTTAATTGTAGTTCCTATCCAATATCAGGAATGGATTGCAATCGTTTTTAGTTCGGGAATATTAGGAGCAGTCATTTTTAGATTAATAAACAAACTATGACCGAGCAAGAGATAGCATTTATAGAGGCTAATATCATAAACTTTGAAGCAGTTGCTTTAGGCTTTACTAAAAACATTGACCGAGAAGTCCTTGAAGAATATGCGAGCCTATATCGTAAATATGTAAACAAAGATTTTAACTTTAATTCTTGGTGTGGCTCTTGCGTATTTGATATGCTTAAAAGATTATCCGCACATTACGAAGGGATTAAATATATTGCAAAACTCAACCAACCAAAACCAAACGATGTCCAAACTAAGAATCTGCGCAGTCGGAAGTAGACATTCAGGAGTCACTTACCATCGCCTTGCGTTACCATTGTCAGTGATGAAAAAGGAGTATTGTATTATCACGGATACAATGACCGAAGAGATGCTTATTGAGAAGGCTATAAACGTGGTCGTAGTTAATCGATTTTGTGAATTAATACCATTGCCCGATTTATTAAAATGGAAGGCTAAGATTGGCTTTAAATTGGTTGTCGATATTGATGACTACTGGGAGTTGTTTAGCCAGCATTTATCTGCGCCAACATATCGGTCTTTAGGAGTCACTCAAGTAATTAAGAATTATATCAAAGTGGCGGATGTCGTTACGACAACTCACAACCGATTACGGCTTGAGATTATTAAGATAAATCCTAACTGCTATATTCTGCCGAATGCCTTGCCGTTTGACCGTGACCAATTTACTGCGGTAAGAAATGTAAACGAATTTGTTAACATTGCTCACACGGGTAGCATTACTCATTACCCTGATATGAGGCAATTAAAGAATCCGATTCGAGAATTAGCCAAGTCTAAATCGTTTAAGGAATCGACACGGATGCTTCTTTGCGGTTGGAATAAAGCAAACGAGTTTCATTGGAAGCAAATGGCTGAATGGTTTACTGCTGGAGAAAGATTAAACCACAAGATTCTTGAATCGATGCCCGTAGATTTGTATATGAATTTCTACCTGGAGGCTGATATATTACTTGCTCCATTATTAGATAATAAATTTAACCGATTAAAATCCAATTTAAAGGCATTAGAAGCTGGCGCTAAACGGATTCCCTTGATGGCAATAAAGAGAGCGCCTTACGATGACATTCCAACGGTGTGTTGGGTTGATAATTGGGAGAGAGATATTAAGAGAATGGCTTTTAGTTCACAAATGAGAACGGATTTTGGCGAGGCAAATGCTGAATATGTCCGAGAGCATTATGACCTATTTAAAATTAATGAAGTGCGTTTAGCTATTTATACTAAGTTATTAGAATCATAATTAAATTTTAGATATGAATAATTTTTATCATAGTGGTGCGACTGGCGATGTCATTTTTGCTTTACCTACAATTCAAGCATTAGGCGGAGGCACTTTGCATTTGGTTCTACCTGATAATTTATATGATACTATTCTTCCATTACTTGAGGCGCAAGATTATATTTTTGAAGTAAGAAAAGGGAGAGAATTTATTCCGCCAATTTATGATTTAGATTTATTCCGTAAAAATAGAGATTTGCATTTAACTCATTTGGTCGATTTGCATTTACAAACGTTCCAAATTAAAGGGGATATTTGGAAACAAGGATGGTTAAAAGTTGAGCCGATAAAATCCAATAATAGTTTTATTAATATTACTTCAAGATATGTCAATCCAAATACGGATTGGGTCAAAGAAATTAACTTTTTAAAAGACAATTCAGATAACGTTTATTTTATTGGCTATGAATCTGAATATGAGCCGTATAAACATTTGATTGAGAGATACGAAATAAAGGATTATTTAGAATTGGCTCAATTACAATTAGGTGCAAAATATGTTAGTGGGAATCAATCAAGTTTTATGGCAGTTGCTCAAGGACTTGGTAGAGATTATAGAATGAGCCAAGCTGAAGGGCATACAAATTGCAATCAATTTTTACCAAAAGAAACAATAATATGAGCCGTGTAAGCGACAAAGAATTTTTTGATATTGAAGTACAAAATGGAATAACTCCTGAGAATCCTGATTATTATAATTTGATGGATGCAACCGCTGACATAATTATCGAATATGCTAAAGACATAATCGAGATAGGCGCTGGCATGGGAACGCTTGGAGAGTGCTTGCAAAAGAAAGGCATCAATTACTATGGCATCGAGCCGAATAAATACCATCAAAGATTTGCAAAGAAAAGAGGAGTTAAATTAAACGACATAAGTGTTTATCCAAACCAGTGTGGAATGGTAGTCAGCATTGAAGTAATGGAGCATTTAACGGATGAGCAAATTAAGGATTATATGAACAATATAAATTGTAAATATTTCTTATTTTCATCGACTCCATATTTTACAACTCCTGAACAAGATGAATCATGGGGTCATATTAATATTAAATCTGAAGAAAGTTGGATTGAGTTCTTTGCTCAATTTGGATTTAGCTTAGAAAAGAAATTAACACTACCGACTGAATGGTCACTTTTATTTAAAAAATAATGCCAAGACTTCCCAAAGATATTGACCAGGAGAGATTGCTTGAATGGGCAGATGAATATATTGACTATTGCCTTAACTCAACTAAGGAGGTGGCAACGGGTGCTGGAGTTAAGATAATAAGAGAGCGCCATCTACCAACGATTAGTTTCTTTTTATTGATATGGCTACCAAGACAAGGATTTGAGTTTTATAGTAGGGCAACTTATTATGAAGTTCTTAATAGAGAAGACCATCCTTGCCATAAGATAACCAAGCAGATTGATGAATTATTTAGAGCATTGGCAGCGGATGTCGTGGCTAATGAAGGCAAAGGTATTTTCTATGCAAAGAATCTTTTAGGGTGGACTGATAGAGCGAAGAACGAGGACAAACAAGAAGTAATTATAAGTTTTGCAAACGAACATAGTACTCCCGAAACCACACAAGAACCAAGCTAAAGTCTTAGAATCTAAAGCAAGGTTTAAAGTTCTCATGTCGGGCAGACGATGGGGGAAATCACTTATATGCCAGGTGATAACTTGTATTGAAGCAATGCAAGGGAAAAGAGTGGCTTACATTACTCCCACTTACCAGCTTGCTAAGGTTTTCTTTGATGAACTTGCACGGCTTATGCCAAGCAATATCGCAGTGCCTAATCGTAGTGACTTAACTTTTAAACTTATTAGTGGAGGCGAGATTCGATTCTTTACTGGAGAACGATTGGATAATCTTCGTGGTTTAAAATTTCACTATGCCATTATCGATGAAGCTTCGTATATTCCTGACTTAGAAAGTGGATGGCAAAACTCAATAAGACCAACGCTTACCGATTATCAAGGCAAGGCAATATTCCTATCCACTCCAAGAGGCAAGAATTATTTCTATTCTTTGTTTCTTAATGGGGTAAATGCCAGTGCAGATTGGGAATCATTTAAATTTAGTACCTATGATAATCCATTTATCCTTACATCTGAGATTGATTCTGCTAAAAAGGAATTACCAAATGTAGTATTCGAACAAGAGTACATGGCTAACCCAGCTGAAAACGCTGCAAATCCATTCGGAAGTGAGGCAATTCGTAAGTGTACATCGGACATTTCTACCAATATTGTTAAATGTTACGGAGTCGATTTGGCAAAGTACTCAGATTGGACGGTAATTATCGGTTTAGATAATAGTGGCAATGTAGCTTATTATGACCGATTTCAGAAAGATTGGGCATCAACTCAGAACATTTTACGCAATTGTCCAAAAGCACCGATGTTAATTGATAGTACTGGAGTAGGCGACCCGATAGTCGAGCAATTACAAAGGGAAGGCATGGACATAGAAGGGTTTAAATTTACAAGCCAAAGTAAGCAAGAATTAATGTTAGGTCTTCAAGTGGCAATCCATCAGGAACGAGTACACTATCCTGAAGGAATGATTAAAAATGAATTAGAAGTTTTTGAATATCAATATACATCACACGGAGTAAAGTATTCTGCACCGACTGGGTTTACGGATGACTGCGTATGTGCTTTAGCATTAGCATGGCGCAAGTTTGATTTTAAGTCAGGAACGGGCAGATACAACTTTGTTTAATTAGCTATTTATAAATATGAACTGGAAAGATGTCACGGTATGGCAATGGCAACAAATTCAAAATGTGTCACTTAAACAAGAAAAAGGAGATACCGAATTGGATATTGCAGTTAAAACATTGGCAATACTAAAAAACCAAACTGAAGCGCAGATTGATTCGCTTTCAATTTCTGAATTAAAAAAGGAATTAGAAAAAATTCAATTTATTACAACAACAATTCCCGAGCCAAAACCAAAAGATTTTATTAAAATTAAAGGCAAAATGTATCGTTGTATTTATGATATTAAAAATTTGCCTTATGCAAGGTATTTAGAAACAAAACATTTTGGTGTTGACATTTCTAATAATTTGCACAAGATTGCAGCCTCAATGGTTGTGCCTATGAAGTTGACTTGGCGAGGGTGGAAAGTGGCTAAGTACGATGCAAGTAAACATGAAGAATATGCAAATGATTTATTAGAAGCACCTTTTCAATCAGTTTACGGAAGCATTGTTTTTTTTTGTCAAATATTCGCCAATTCGATAACAAGTTATCGGGATTATTTGAAAAACAAATTGATAGAGGAGGGGTTGAGCATGGAGGAAGCAGAAATAACAATGACAACTTTATGCAAACATATGGATGGATTTACCAAGCTTCCTTAATTGCAGACCACGAAAGAATTAAAATTGAAGAGGTATACGAACTTAAAACAATACAAGCACTTAATGACTTGTCTTATATTAAGTCAAAAAATGCTCACGAATTAGAAATGTATAAAAAGGCAAATGGCAAGCATTCTTAAAGCACAAGAATCATTAGGTAAAAATTTTACGGTAGGCGGAATCGGTCGTAAAGAAATACAAATTGGAGGTGCTAATTCAGAAGTACAAAAAGTGATTTATGATGCAGCGGATAAATTTATTAAAGCTGCTAAACAAACTATTCGTAAAAAAAGAAAGATTGATACTGGTAAAATGTCAGATATTATTTTATCTGAAATTTACGATAAAAAAGGAATATTAGGAATAACAATTGGATACGATAAAAAGAATCCAGCAAGCCTTTACGGTAAATACCAAAATAAAGGAGTCAAAGGAGTTAAGAGTAATAGGAATGCAGATTCTCCTTATAGCTTTAAAGATTTAAATGTATCTCCAAAGTTTATTGAAGCCATTATGGAATGGTATTTAAGGCATAAAAATTATATTAAGAATGATGACCAAAGAAAAGGATTAAAAGGATTACAAACAAAGAGAAAAAAAATTGCTAAAATAGCCGATGCAAATAAAAATTTAAGATTTTTAGCACAAAAAACTGCTGAGAATATTAAACGAAGGGGATTAAATAGAGTTGGATTTTTTGATGATAATCTTCCAAAGGTATTTAATGAAGAATTTAGAGTGAAATTAGCAAAAGCATTAGGTCAAGATATTAAATTAAATATTACACAAACACTTTAATAATGGCAAACACAGTAATTGTACCAGCTTCTTACACATCGGCACATGATAGCTTATGGTTTTTAGCAAATTTTGATAATAAAGCACAAGCAAGTTATAAATATGTATTTGATGTTTTTGTAAATAGTTTAAAAGTTGCCACATTAAAAAACTATCCTGATGATGGAGGCTACGGGGTTGTTGATGTCGCTCCTATTGTAAGAAATTATTTAACAAGTGGATTTACTCCATCTGGCAGTTCGTTATTACATTTTGCTGGCTCATTTTTATCGGTAGATTATTCAGTAAAAACTGGAGAAGAATGGTTAGGCCAAGAGCCAATATTAAATATAGTTGTAAGCAATGAAAAAGGATGGAACTATTCTTTAAATCCTTTTAGAACTTCAATTTCTACTTATGCAAATAAGTTTTTAACAACAAGAGATAGAACGGCTGGCGAGGTAATGAACGGCGAAAAGTTTTATATTACTTATTTTAATTCTAACTTATCAGCAGTAACGGCAACGATTCAAAAGATAAATGAGGATGGAAGTAATAGCGGAAGTCCATCAACGGGTGGAACATTATCAAGCCTTTCTTCTTTGCTTTTAGACTTGAGTCCTTTTGCCATAAATTCTTATTTAGGAACTCAATTTATTACACTTGGAACTTATGGTTATAAGGTAACGATTGGCTCAGATACAATGATAATGAAGCAAGTTTGTGCGCCAAGATTTACTCCAGTTAAATTAGTATTTCAAAATCAATTCGGAGGTTATGACACTTATGCTTTTCGCTTACTTAATCGCCAACAAAAGAATTTTAAAAGAACGACTTACCAAACTGCTGATTATCAAAGAAGCGGAAATGCAATGGCTTTTAAAAATAGTTCGGGAGTTCATTACGGGGGAGCGCAAGCATTAGCAACTCAAATCGATTGGAGTTACCTTGTGACAAGTGATTACGTGTCGGCGGTAGATTATGCTCTTGGCGCTGAATTGCTTGCTTCTAACGAGGTTTATTTACATATTACGGATGGGGCAAACGAAGACTATTATCCTATTATTATGAAGGATACTAATTACCAAGAAAAGATTAGCACTTCAGATAAATTATTTAACTATCAACTTCAATTTGATTTAGGTCAAAAACAATTTAGCCAATACCGATAATGATAACCGAAATAATAATTGAACAACAAAGGCTCGATTTATTTGAAGATATAGGAGCAGAACTAAACTATGCAATAGATGACATTAAAGACTTTTCAGCAAGGAATACAAATTATTCTAAAACGATTAACGTACCTGGTAACGCAAATAATAATAAAGTGTTTGGTCATATCTATAATTTTACCAGTGGTAATATTAAACTTACTCCTGAAAATCCTGAAGATGAGTTACCAAATGTGGGTTATAATTTTGACCCGACCAAGCAAGCAAATTGTCAGATATTTGTTAATAAGATTCAAGTTTTTAAGGGAGTTCTTCGCCTTTTGGAGATAACTATTCAAAACGGAGTAATAGAATATCAGTGCGCAGTATTTGGGGAGTTAGGTGGATTTGCCTCCGCAATCGGAAATGAATTGCTTGAGGATATGGATAACTTTAATAAGTACGTTCAACAATGGAATAAAACTACGGTTGTTAATTCTTGGACTGCTTCAGGTGTCGCAAGTGGTTTAGGCATTGTTTATCCTTTAATTGATTTTGGTAATTGTGCGCATAGCACAAAAGATTGGCATTTAGATGCGTTTAGACCCGCATTTTTTGTCCACGAAATAATGGATAGTATTATTACTAATTCAAAGTACACGTATACTTCTGCGTTTTTTGATACGCCTTATTTTAGAAGTTTAATCATTCCAAATAATAAAGCAAATCTTGAGCAATTGACACAAGATTTATTAAGAGTTGCAAGCAATACGGCTTTAGATAGTGGTTCAAGTTATGGTACTGCTGGAGATTTGGTATTTAATGTAATAACAAATTTAGTTTTATTTTCAAATACGGCTAATTCATCGTTTACATTTATAGCACCAGGTACTAATAATACTTTAGGTAAAATTAAATTATCAGGTAGCGTATCATTGTCAAGACCAGGCACGATGACAATTAAATTATATCAGTCTGCGTCAATAGTTTACGAAGAAACTTACACGACTTATGTCGATTATCAGCAAATACCTATCGATTGGCTTGTAACTACTTCCTTAGATTTAGGAGATATATTAAGTGTAAACGCTACTTTTTTAGCATCTGAAACTTATGTAACATTAGACCCTGATTTAGTTTTAGAATTTGTTTCAGATTACGCTCAAAGTGATAATGCTTCTTTAGATGTTGTATTAAATATGAAACATCTACTTCCTAAAGGAATACAACAAAAAGATTTTTTTGCTTCAATATGTAGAATGTTTAATTTATACGTTTATGAAGACCCACAAAAATCAACGCATTTATTAATTGAGCCTTATATTGAATTTTATAGGAGAGGCGCTGGCTTCTTAAAAGTAAATGATGTCGGCGAGTTATTATTGCACGGGGAAACGGGAGATACAACGGGATTGCTTTTGCTTTCAGACCCTATTGCCGATTCAATTGATTGGTCGAATAAGGTTGATTATTCAAAAGAGATTTCAATTAAACCAATGTCGGAATTAAATGCGAGGTATTATGATTTTCTTTATACTGAAGATGATGATTATTACAATGAAGCATACAACAAAAAATACAATGAAACCTATGCAGATAGAAAGGAAGATACAAGATTCCAATTTGCTGAGGATAGGTCAGAAACTAAAATAATTTTTAGTCCAAGTATATTAACTGCTTCAAGTACGGATACTAAATTAAGGGCAAATTTATTTAAAGCAGTTTTAGAAAATGATGTATTAAAACAAGAACGAAAAGACAATAATATCCGTATTATGTTTTTCAAAAGTTCAACAAGTCCAAATTATCATATAAGAGAAGTATATCCAGATAACGGCAATTTAACACATCCTCATGGATTAGACGCTTATGGTTATGCTGGACATTTAGATGACCCAATAGAGCCAACATTAGATTTAAATTTTGGAGCGCCAAATGAATTTTATTTTAAATTAACAAATCCTTATCCATCTGCTAATTTATACAATGCTTGGTGGGATGAATATTTGGCTGAAATAATAAACAAAGATAGTAAGCTTCTAAGTTGCTATTTATATTTAACCGTTCAGGATATTCATTCGCTTGACTTTGCTCAACTGATTTATATTGATGGCGCATTATGGAGATTAAATAAAATAGTTGATTTTAATCCAAGTATTCCTCAAACAACCAAATGTGAATTGCTAAGAGTTATAGAATTATTTTACCCAAGTTAATATGGCAAATGAAATAGTAGGAATTGATTTACAATTTACGGGTGGTAAACAAGCTGAAGAATCGGTTATTTCAATAAAAAGACAACTCCGTGATGCGACTGCTCAAGTTGCATTATTGGCGGAGAAGTATGGAGTAACTTCAAAGGAGGCAACCGAAGCAGCAAAACGTGCTGGACAACTTCGTGACCAAATAGATTTATCAAATCAATTAATTAACGGCTTTAACCCTGACACAAAATTTAAGGCTGCGACTTCTGCTTTAAGTGGATTAGCCAGTGCATTCGGAGGTTTGCAAGGTGCAATAGGTTTGTTTGGTGTTGAGTCTGAAGATGTAGCTAAAACATTATTAAAAGTTCAATCCGCTTTAGCATTATCGCAAGGTTTAGAAGCATTAGGAGAATTAAAGGATTCGTTTGCCGTTTTAAAGTCAGTTGTTTTAGATGCCTTAAAAGCAATTCGTGTAGGGATTGGTGCTACTGGAATTGGATTATTGGTTATCGCAGTAGCCGCTTTGGTAACTTATTGGGATGAAATAAAGGGATTAGT